CTTGGGGATATTACGAGCCTTGTGGATTTAAACCGCCTTTACTAGGAAGAACTTGGGTTTGGGGTATTACTGATTGTTTAAGTTTGGTAGAGGATTGGTATTCACAAGAAAAAGGAATTTCTTTTAAAAAAGCTACAAGGCCATTAACACCTCAAATATTTCACGAAAATCCACAATCTGAGGAAGATGGCGATTTTAATAATTATCTTATTTCGGCTGGGTTTCGTGCATTAATGCCAAACGAGAAATTAAAAAATGGTGATGTTTTGGCAATGAGTATTTTAGGAAAAGGTTTAAATCATGTTGGCATTTTTTTAGATGGTGATGTTTTACATCATTTAGGAGATAGACTATCTTGTAGAGAACCATATAATCCTTGGTTATTAAAATGTACAGGTGGGAGGTATCGTTATGATGCGTAAAATCAAACTGTATGGCGAACTTGTAAAGATAACAGGTTACAAAGAATTAGAAGCTGCTGTAAATACAACAGCACAAGCTGTAAGTTTTCTTGTAAATAATTTTCCAGAGTTAGAAAGTCATATGTCAAATAGATATTATCAAGTGTTATTAGAAAAAGAAGAAGAAGTAGGTATTGAAGAATTGCATTTTCCAGTGGGTAAATCTGACATTAAATTTGTTCCTGTTATATCTGGTTCTGGTGGTTTAGGTAAGGCTTTATTTGGTGGTGCTTTAATTGCTTTGAGTTTTGGTGTTGGTGGTTTATTCTCAGCACCGTTAATTCAATCAGGTACTTTTAGTTTTGCTGCTGCTGGTTTAGGTGCGAAAGCAGCTTTTGGTATTGGTGCTTCATTAGTTTTAAGTGGTGTAAGTGATATGTTATTTCCTGTTCCAAAAATGCCTCAATTTAGTTCTGAGCAAGACCCAAGGTTATCTTTTAGTTTTAGTGGAACGCAACAGACTAGCCGTGCTGGAACACCAGTTCCTTTAGTATATGGTGAGATTTTTACTGGTTCTGTTGTAATAAGTTCTTCAATAGATACTGAACAGGTACAAGCATGACCGATAACAAAAAAATTATTCGTGGTTCTTTTGGTGGAGGTTCAAAACCTTCTCCACCACCGCAACCTACAAGAGAACCTGATACTTTACACAGTAAACAATTTGTAACTTTTTTAGATTTAATTTCTGAGGGAGAAATAGAGGGAAGTGCATCTGCATCAAAAGAAGGCATTACTGATAAAACATCTACAGCATACAAAAATGCTTATCTTAAAGATGTTTTTTTAAACGATACACCGATCTTAAATGCAACGGCATCATCAAGTAGTCCCCTAGATACAGATTTTAATTTTAAAAATGTAACATTTAATTCAAGACATGGTACTGCTAATCAAACAAAAATAAGTGGTGTTGAAAGTTCTTCTTCAAGTACACCTGTTGGTGTTGAAGTTACAGCATCTTCGCCAGTTACCAGACAAATTACCAATTCAAATGTTGATCGTGTAAAAGTTACAATTACATTTCCACAGATACAAGTAGCAACTGATAGCGGAGATTTATTAGGTTCTAGTGTTCGATTTCAAATATCTGTTCAATACAATTCAGGGGGTTTTGGAATTATTATTGATGATACGGTTACAGGAAGAACTGCTGACGCATACCAAAAAGACTTTTCTATTGAACTCACTGGTTCTTTTCCTGTTGATATACGAGTTACAAGAATTACAGCAGATAGTACAACCAGCAGTACAGTAAATTCATTTCAATGGACAAGTTTTTCAGAAATAATCGACGATGCTTCTACCTATGCAAACTCCGCTTACAACGCAATCAGATTAGATTCGCAACAATTTGGATCAATACCAGCAAGAAAATTTAGGATTCGTGGAATTAAAGTAAGGATTCCAGGTGCTGGTGCTTCTAGTTCTGGCACTCCAACTGTTGATTCTGCAACTGGTCGTATTGTATACCCTGACGGATATATTTTTAACGGTGTGATGGGGGCTGCTGTTTATACAAACTGCCCTGCAATGGTGTTACTTGATTTGCTGACTAATACAAGATATGGTTTTGGAGATCATATAACCGACAGCAACCTTGATTTATTTTCTTTTGTAACTGCAAGCAAATATGCAAATACTCTTGTGGATGATGGGTTAGGAGGGCAAGAGGCAAGATTTAGTTGTAATGTAAATATCCAAAATTCAGCAGAGGCATTTGATCTTATAAACGAATTAGCTGGTGTTATGAGATGTATGCCAATTTTTACTGCTGGTTCAATTACGATTACTCAGGATTCTCCAAAATCAGCAAGCTATTTATTTAATCTAAGCAATATTACATCTGAAGGTTTCAATTATTCTGGAAGTAGTTTAAAACAAAGACATACTGCTGTCGCTGTTTCATATTTCAATATGGACAGCCAAGATGTTGATTTTGAAGTTGTAGACGATACAACCGCACAAAGTAAATTTGGAATTATTACAAAACAGGTGAAGGCTTTTGCTTGTACATCAAGAGGTCAAGCTGCAAGATTAGGGCGAGCAATATTATTTGCAGAGCAAAATGAATCAGAACTTGTTAGTTTTACAACTTCTATTGATGCTGGGGCAATAGTTAGACCAGGTGCGATTATTGATATAGCTGATCCTGTTCGTGCTGGTGTTAGAAGAGGCGGTAGGTTATCTGCTGTTGCATCTACAACAGTTATGACTATTGATGATGCAAATGCTTCTGACTTAGCAACAACAAATTCACCTACTTTTAGTGTTGTTTTACCAGATGGTACTGTAGAAACAAAAGATGTTTCTAGTATAAGTTCTGCTGGTGTTGTAACAGTAAGTAGCGCATTTTCGCAAACACCTAATGTAAATACTGTTTGGCTTTTAGCAAATACAACAATAGAAGCACAAAAATTTAGAGTAATAACTGTTGAAGAACAAGATGGAATAAATTATTCAATAACAGCACTTTCATATGTTGAAGGCAAATATGCTTTTATCGAAGATGGTACAGCATTACCAGCAAGAAGTGTAAGCGTTTTAAATGAATTAAAACCACCACCTTCAAACCTTTCTGCAACTGAAACTATTGTTCCTATAAATAACCAAGCAGTATCTAAAATTTTTATAAGTTGGCAACCAATTGTTGGAGTGATTGAATATCAAGTAAATTATAGATATGAAAATGGAAATTTTGTTTCTGAGAAAGTTTCAAGACCTGATTTTGTTATTTTCAATAGTCAGCTTGGAACTTATGAAATACAAGTATTTAGTTACAATGTAGCAGGTCGACTTTCTGCGACATCTTCTGATTTAACATTTGAAGCTGTTGGTAAAACAGCAGTGCCACAAGACGTTACAAATTTAAGAATCGAACCAATATCAGATCAGTTTGTAAGACTTAGGTTTGATAAAGCAACAGATGTTGACGTAGTTCACGGAGGAAACGTAGTTGTAAGAGCATCTAATCTCGCTGATGGAACAGCAACTTTTACAAATTCTGTTGACGTTATACCCGCTTTACCAGGCAATGTAAGCGAATCAATTGTTCCGAATATTGTTACTGGCGAATATATTTTAAAATTCCGTGATGATGGTGGCAGATTAAGTTCTGGAGAAACATCTGTAATAGTTACAAGTCCTGACCCGCAGCCAAAATTAGCAGTTTTTGTAGACAGAGAAGATACCGACAGCCCACCCTTTGGTGGTGTGAAAAGCGATTGCTTTTTTAGTGATGAAGTTAATGGTCTTGTATTGGGATCAACTGTTTTGATAGATGATGTAGCTGATTTTGATGCTATTGCTGATTTTGATTTTCTTGGTGATGTAGATTTTTTAACAGGTGGCAGTTATGAATTTGCAAACAAATTAGATCTAGGTACAAAACAACCTCTTAGGTTGCGTAGACATTTTGTTACACAGGGTTTTTATCCAAACGATTTAATTGATAAAAGAACAGCTAATGTTGACACTTGGACAGATTTTGACGGTGCTACTGCTTTTGATGTTGGAGCATCATTATTAGTTGCAACAACGGATATTGACCCTAATACTACAGTTTCAGGTGCAACTTATGGGCAAAGTGGTACAACAATTACCATTACAAAAACTTCGCATGGATATTCTGTTGGTGATTTTGTTGTTATAGATTTTACTGCTGGCAGTGCAACAGATGGTAATTATGAAATTGTATCTGTACCAAGTTCCAGTACATTTACAGTTACTTCAGCTACAAGTGCAACAATATCTGCTGGGACAGCTTGTACCTATGGAGCAAACTTTTCAAGATTTAATCCTTTTGTAAATGGAACTTATGTTGGTCGTGGTTTTAAATTTAGATGCGAATTAGAATCTAATGACCCAGCGCAAAGTATTGAGATTGACCAATTGGGTTATTCGGCAGAGCTAGATCGAAGAGTTGAAACTGTCAATGATGTTATAGCTTCTACAACTTCAACAAAATCTGTTGTTTTCGCGCAATCTTTCTTTACAGGTAATAGTAGTACAAGTATTGCAGCCGGTTCTGCCTTGCCTACTATTGGAATTACAATAGAAAACATGACCGCAGGGGATGAGTTTTTCTTGTCAAATATTTCAGGTACAGGATTTGATATTGATATAAGAAATGGTGGAAGTAATGTAAATAGAAATTTCAAATATACTGCAATAGGTTTTGGACGTGGTAGTTAATGCTCGTTTAGGATATACTTAGAGAAAATTTTGGATTAAGAGATGAGTTTTCAAAATGATATGGAGATTGATAACTCCACAGGAGCCAACGTTAGGGCAGATATAAATGATGCGTTAAAAAGTTTAGCTAATAACAGTTCTGGGTCTTCCGCACCATCAACCACTTTTGCAAGTCAATTTTATGCAAATACCACTTCAGGTATTATGCAGATAAATAATACATCTGGAAACGCATTTATAAATCTTTTTACTCTTACTGGTGGTCCTGCCTTTGCTGTTGATGGTTCAATTAACAGTGTTCTGATTGGTAAGGGTCCAAATTCTGTAACTGGAAATACTGTATTGGGTGTAACTGCATTGGATGAAAGTACTTTATCTGGTGCAAACAATACCGCAATTGGAAGCAATGCACTTTCTGTTTGTACTAGCGGAAATCACAACACCGCTTTGGGAGCAGCTACTTTAGACTCATGTAACACAGGTGTTGCAAATACAGCATTGGGCTATGCCGCACTAAGCGGAAGCTCATCAGCAGGGCAGAACACAGCAGTTGGTGCATATTGTATGGATTCATCTGTTGCAGGCGAATATAACGTTGGGGTGGGTAGGCAAGCATTAAGCGATCTTACAACAGGGGCTTACAATACTGCTGTGGGAGCATATGCACTGCCAGAAACTATATCAGGCGGTTATAACGTGGCCGTAGGCGGTAACTGCATGTTCAACAACACCACAGGCCAGTACAATGTCGCGATTGGACATGAGGCTTTAAGAACTGCCGAAACAGCTAGTTATAACACCGCAGTAGGCAGATATAGTTTGTATTCCGTTACGACTGGAGAATACAATAATGGGTTGGGGAGCAACACATTACAACAACTTACATCAGGAACCAGACATACGGCAGTGGGTTCACACGCTTTAGATGCAATAACGACTGCTAATGATTGTACTGCTTTTGGGTATGATTCTTTAACTGCCTGCACAGCAGATAGAAATACGGCTGTAGGTAGTTACGCAGGTGGTTCCACCTCTACTGGAACTAATAATACGTTTATGGGTTACTCTTGTGCATATACTAATTCAACACAATCTGAAAACTCAGCTTTTGGTTATCTTGCCATGTATCTTAATCAAGGTGCAAAAAATAATGCTTTTGGTGCATATGCTCTAAATGATAACGATAGTGGAACTGAAAATGCAGCGTTTGGCTGTCATGCGTTACAGGAGAACACTTCGGGCAGTTACAACGTGGCAGTAGGTCATAATTCACTCCAAAATAACACTACCGGCATTAGGAACACAATGATGGGTACTGGTGCTGGTAATGATATAGTTTCTGGAACAGATAATACTGGTGTAGGTTATTTATCTCTAGCTCAAGTAACAGGTAATCAAAATACTGCTGTAGGTTCATACAGTGCTGCATTATGCGTAGATTCTACTAGAAATGTTTCTGTTGGCCATGCTGCTGCATATAACATGGCTGGTGGTGATGATAACGTTTTTATCGGATTTGTTTCTGGATACTACATCACAAACGGAGAACTAAATACTTCTGTTGGTAGTTATTCACATTACACAGATACAACAGGTGTTAGAAACACTTGTATCGGTTATGCTGCTGGCTATAAACAAAACGATAATGATTATAATACACATGTCGGATATTCTGCTGGTCGTGAATGTATTGCTAATAGAAATGTAAATATAGGATATGAGGCAGCGTATTTTGGTACGACAGGAGACCAAAATGTAAATATTGGTTACTATGCTGCTGGAAATCATACAACTGGTTCAAATAATGTATGTATTGGATACCAAGCATCTCAACCAAGTAATACTTCAAGTAATAATGTAACGTTAGGCAACTCAAGTACAGCAGCTTTACGTTGTCAGGTAACTTCAATAACTGCACTGTCTGATGAAAGAGACAAAACAGATATTGTTGATCTTCCTGTGGGATTAGATTTCATTAACAAACTAAGACCTGTAAAATTTAAATGGGCAATGAGAGAAGAAAGTCAAAATAATGGTAAAGTTCGTGCTGGTTTTATTGCACAAGATTTTGTTAAAGCACAAGCTGGCTCAGAATATCTTGATCTTGTTATGGATGAAAACCCAGAAAAGTTAGAAGCAAGACAAGGGCATTTGATTCCTGTTTTAGTACAAGCTATAAAGGAGTTATCCGTAAAAGTCACTGCCCTTGAAATGGGTTAAAATTTATTTAATTACATCAAAATTATGCTTGATTTTACTACTGATGAAATCGCAAAGATTTTTACAAATGCTGGTGACAGCGTTACTGTTATAAATGCAGATGCAAGTTATTCAGACTACAAAACAAGAACTGGGTCTGTAGAAACTGAGGAAGAATGGAAAGCCACCATACAAAGAAATACAGTTCATCTTGAAACTATTAAAAATTATAAAAAAGTTGATGGTTCAGCATCTATCTGGACAACTGAAGATTTTACAGACATAGATGCTGCTATTACTAAAGGAAAATCACTTATCGCTTAAATTATGAACCTTAAAGAAAAACTACAACAACTTGCTCAACAAAGAGAGCAACTATGGGTTGCATTGCACGAAACTAACGGAGCGATGAAGATTTTGGAACAACAGATTCTTGAAACTGAACCCGAATTAAACCAGCCATCAGATACAAAGGCATCAACCCCACAAGAAGAAGCAGTACCATCAGAGTAAGTGGTGCTACCATTTTATTAAGTAACTCTTTGACCATGTTTCAAAAAATAGCTAATGTTTTGAGTATCATCTCATTCGTAATGGTAGCCTCTATGAGTGGTGGAGCGTATCTAGGCTACAAATATGTAACATCTGAACAATTTAAATCAAGAGTTATGAATGAAATTCTTGATAATGTTTCTGGAATGATGCCTAAAGTATTAGATCAGAATTTACCTAAAGTTACAGGTCAATCAATGCCGATAATCAAATGAAGTGTTACTGGTGCGATACCGAGCTAATAATAGGTGGAGACATTGACATTGAAGAAGATATGAGTGGTTATCCTGAGTTTTCTGTAATGACTAACTTATCTTGTCCTAAATGCTTTTCAGAAGTAGAAGTATTAAAGAAGAGAGATGCCTTCGATTGATATACCTGATATTTATATTCCTGAGATATACGTTCCAGATGTACCAGAACCTTATAATCCTCATTACTTACAAATAGCAAAGCCACCAGATATAGATGTTCCTGGTTGTACTTATCAACATCGTGATATAAAAAATACTGGTAATCGTAATTTACTATTGGAAGATCCAAATGGTGTATTTACAACGTGCGACTTTCCGTTTCCTAGTTTTATACCTCTTGACTATACACCTGAGAATCTTGTCATTACAGAAGAAGCACCTATCAATAATGAACCACCGCCCTTACCAGAAACAAAGCAGCCAGATATTCCTCCATTACCTGATCCTCCCCCACCAGATTTTCCACCCTGCCCTGACAAAAATGACCAAAGAATAGGAGACTTTCGTAACGATAAAAAGTTAGAACGTGTTATAGGGCATGAAAGAAGTCAAGATGGTAGTGAATGTATAACTATCTATGAAGCAGTTGAGTGGAAAGAACAATACATTCCGTCTGCTCCTCAGTTTGTTGGGGTCTTTAGCCTTGCTTTGGTT